TGCTCAACCCCATACGATGGATGGCAAACCGTTAAAGATTAAAGACACCACGGGCGCACAAGAAATGGCAAAAATGAACATTTCAGTCGATGGAATCAGTAAAGGCGTGGGTCAAGGTGTTGACCAGTACGGCAAGATCGAGATGCGTGGTGCTGGTGCGGCGACTAAAGGTCGTATGTCTAGCGGGAAGATGGGATGAATTATACGCAGTTAACGTCCGCTATTAAAGGCTTTGCTGAGAACGACTTCCCAGCGACAGTTGGGTCGTTTACGTCTGCCGAGCAGATTGCCCGCTTTGTGCAGTTGGCAGAGCAAAGTGTCTTTAATACCGTCCAACTACCTGCTTTTCGTAAAAATATGACAGGTAACATGACAAGCGGTAATCGGTTCTTAGCGACTCCTCCTGACTGGCTGGCGACATTTAGCCTTGCGGTGATTAATGCGGCGAATGAAACAAGCTACTTATTGAACAAAGACGTCAACTTCATTCGAGAGTCTTTCCCAGACACGGACGCTGCGTTCTATGCTCAACCCCAGTATTACGCTGTATTTGACGATAACACCTTTATTCTTGGACCTACTCCAGACGCAAGTTACGCTGTAGAACTTCATTATTTCTACTACCCACCTTCAATTGTGACTGCAGGGACGTCTTGGTTAGGAGATAACTTTGATTCCGTGTTGTTATATGGAGCTTTATTAGAAGCGGCTAATTTTATGAAGTCGGACGCCGATGCGGTCAATTTATACAAAGAACGTTATGGCAGAGCCATGACAGAACTCAAACAATTAGGCGATGCAAAAGAGCGTCAAGACGCCTATAGAAGTGGACAAGTGAGGTATCCAGTCAGATGAACGTACAAGGATTAGGTGAATCCAACGGGATTCAAGTGGCAACTAAAGACTTTGGTGGGTTTACTCCTGCTGAAGTCGCTGAACGGGCGTTAGATAAAATTATTCAGGTAGGGGATCAGTCTCACCCTTTGGTTCGGGAGCAAGCAATTGCTTTTAGGAATCATATTCGGGAAGTTCTAGTCTTTTACATGAATGAAGCGGTAAAATTTGATCGTGTAACACTAGCGTATAAGCTACGGGAAGCTGGTCATCCTGAATTAATTAAACTTTTAGAGGAGTAAATCATGGCATTTACAGGCAATTTCATGTGTACCAGCTTCAAAGTGGAGCTAATGAGAGCAGTCCACAACTTTACAAATACCACTGGCGATGTATTTAAGCTCGCTTTATACGACAATTCAGCGTCATTTACGGCTGCGACTACTGCGTATACAGTAACCAATGAGGTCGCAAACTCTGGTACTTATTCTGCGGGTGGTGGGACTTTAACCAATGTAACTCCTACTTCCACGGGTACTACAGCTTTTACTGACTTTGCGGATCTCTCGTTTACCTCTGCGACCATTACGGCATTTGGCGCATTGATTTATAACGACACAGCAGCTGGTGATCCAACGGTTTGCGTACTAGACTTTGGCGGTGCTAAGACATCGACTTCGGGTACGTTTACGATTGTGTTCCCAACAGCAGACGCAAGTAACGCAATAATCCGTATAGCATAAGGAGCTTTAAATGGCTCTTGTCGTCAAAGACAGGGTTAACGAAACCTCAACCACAACAGGTACGGGGACGTTTACTCTTGCTGGTGCTGTTACAGGCTTTCAATCCTTTGCTGCTATCGGTGACGGGAATACGACCTATTACGCAATCGTCCTTCAGGGCGGTTCTGAATTTGAAGTAGGGCTTGGGACATACACGTCTAGCGGCACGACATTAAGCCGAGATACGATTCTTTCTTCAAGTAATTCAAACAATGCGGTGAACTTCTCCGCTGGAACAAAGAATGTATTTTGCGATTACCCAGCCCCTAAAGCGGTTTATGGCGATGCAACAAATACGGCATATGCAGCTCAGATTGCAGCATCTAACGGTTTATTGATGAATAACATGACTGTTGGGACGACATTTACTATTCCAACGGGTTATTCGGCTAGTTCGGTAGGACCTGTCACAATTTCAGGTGGAGTAACAATAACGGTCCCATCGGGGAGCCGTTGGGTAGTGCTTTAAATGTTTGGCTTTTTCCCGTTTTCGGGCGCACCGTTTTCTGACCTTGGATCGGTTAGTGTTTCTGTAGACTTAACAGGAGTTGTAGGCACAGGGCAAGTAGGAACAGTCGCAGTAACGGGTAGTGCGGTAGTAGATGTTACGGGATTAAGTGCTACAGGACAGGTAGGAAGTGTCACTGTAGAAGCTAGTGCAGATGTCCCTGTCACGGGCTTACAAGCAACAGGAAGCGTAGGTAGTGTAGTCGTTACTGGAACAGCCGTAGTAGACGTTGTAGGGGTTTTTGGGACAGGTGAAGTAGGTTCCGTCACCGTTACAGCAGATGCAAACGTAGATTTAGTAGGTGTAAGCGGAACAGGCGAGGTTGGTTCAGTAACCGTAGAAGCGGATGCTAATGTAGACGTTACGGGCGTTAGTGCTACAGGAGGTGTAGGGTCAGTAGTCGTTACAGGTACGGCAGTAGTCCCCGTAACAGGCTTAGAGGCGACTGGAAGTGTAGGGTCTGTCACCGTCACGGCGGACGCTAATGTAGACGTAACAGGGCTTCAGGCTACGGGGTTTGTTGGTGCGGTAACGGTAAATGCAGATGCAAACGTTAATGTAACAGGAGTCGGCAGTACAGGACAAGTTGGCAGCGTTACCGTAACGGGCGAAGCGATAGTCCCAGTAACAGGACTTCAGGCAACTGGATCGGTAGGTAGTGTTTTAGTTAATGCAAGTGCGGTTGTAAACGTTACAGGAGTACAAGCGGTAGGACAGGTTGGAACGGTGTCTTTCTGGATATCAATAGATGACAGTCAGACCCCTAATTGGGTGGCTATCAATGATGGACAAACACCGACTTGGACTGATATTATTGACACACAAAGCCCGAACTGGGTGGAAATAGCGGCATAAGGATAATATGGCATCGACATATAGTGACCTAAAAATCGAGCTAATTGGCACAGGTGAGCAGACTGGCACCTGGGGAACCACTACTAACAACAACTTTTCGGTTGCGGTTGGCGAAGCCATTACAGGTTCAGCAGATGTCGCTTTCTCTAGTGCGGATGTCACAGTCACCCTAACAGATACAAACGCCTCCCAAACCGCCCGTAATCTGCGTTTAAACCTCACGGGGACTTCAGGCGGAGCCAGACAGTTAATCCTTGGGTCGGGCTGTCAGATAGAGAAACTGTACTTAATTAGTAACGGACTAGCAGACGCAGTCACGGTTAAAAACACAAGTGGCACAGGAATAGCCGTTCCCGCTGGGAAGTCGATGTTTGTCTATAACAACGGCACGAACGTAGTAGAGGCAGTCACAGGAGCGGTTAATCTGTCGATAGGAACTCTAGCGGTCACAGGAACTTCCACATTTGGAGGAGATTCGACCTACACAGGCACAGGGCAAGTCAAACTCCCAGCAGGAACTACAGCCCAGCGTTCAGGCAGTCCAGTAAATGGCATGATTCGGTATAACTCTGATGAATCAGGATTTGAAGGTTATCAGGCAGGAGTATGGGGCGGTATTAGCGGAGCGCAGGCTAATGGATGTATTTATGAAAATAACGTCACAATTACTTCTAGTTATACGTTTACAGCTAACAAAAACGGATTCTCAGTGGGACCAATTACGATTAATAGTGGTGCTACAGTCACTATCGGAGCAGGTCAAAGATGGGTAGTATTATGAAAACCACTAAAATATACAAAAGGAGTAAATAATGTCGATTGTCTTGGTCGGAAGTACGAGCGGTTCTATCACACTACAAGAACCAGCCGTTGCTGGTACTACTGTATTAACTTTGCCTGCCGTTACGGGAACAGTTCTTACCGATACATCACCTAAAGCTGGTAATGTGATTCAGGTGGTTAGTACAGCAAAAACAGATACTTTTACAACTACAAGCACCTCATTTACTGACATTACAGGATTGTCTGTTTCAATTACTCCAACATCTTCCTCAAGCAATATTTTAGTTTTGGTTCAAATTGGAATGTTATCTGTTAATGGTACAAATCGTTCTGGATTAAGAATGGTAAGAGGTTCTACTGCTATTGATGTAGGTGCTACTGCTGGTAGTAGAACTTTAGCTACAACCGCTTTTAGTACTGGTGGTGTGGATATAGCAAGTCAATCGGCTGGAATGGTGTTTTTAGATTCTCCAGCCACAACTTCTGCAACAACTTATAAAGTTCAAGGAATTATAAGTGGTGGAGACACTTTATATATAAATCGCAACAGTACCGATACGGATAGTTCTACTTTTTTTAGAACGGCAAGCACGATTACAGTCATGGAGATTGCGGCATGAACCATAAAGCTATATACGCACTATATACACAAGTCGTTACTGTTGATGACGGAACTGGTGCTTTTGATAAAGACGGCAACAAGGTTGAAATTGACCTAGCCTTAGTAAACGCATGGCAAGACCCCGATGCTTACAAGTATGCAAGGGCTAGAGAGTATCCAAACATGGTTGATTACATTGATGGTGTAGTAAAAGGTGACCAAGTTCAGATTGATAAATACATAGCGGATTGCCTAGCGGTTAAGGCTAAGTATCCTAAAGGAGTAGCATAATGGCTGTCACATTAAATGCTAGTACCAGCACAGGATTGGTACAGTCGGCTGACACAAGTGGCGTAATTGAACTCCAATCTAACGGCACTACTGCACTTACAGTAAACACCAACGAAGGCATCCAAATCCTAAACTGTTTAGGTGTTGGTAACGCTACTCCATCTACTAGCGGTGCTGGTATTACCTTTCCAGCTACTCAGTCTGCTTCTACTGATGCGAATACGCTAGATGATTATGAAGAAGGTACTTGGACACCGACCATTAGTGGTTTTAGTGGAACAGGAATTACAGCAACAGCTAATTACACAAAAGTTGGTAGAGTGGTTTATTGTTCAGTTACCCTTGCTCCATCGTCAGGAAATATGACTGGTTCTGGTATGTCAATTACACAACCATTTGCTGGCACATCATACGGAACAGGAACATGGATGGGCGCTGGTTCAGGTCAAACTGGTGGTATTCAAGCTGTTCCTTTTGGCAATTCTGCTGCACTTTCAGGTTCATTAACAGCAACTACCATAATGAATTTAGGTTGGTTTATTTTTGCTTAATAGGAATAATTATGGCACTTACAGAACAAACACAAATTGACCGTATTGAGGTAGTTGAGCATGGAATTATTCAAGTCCGTCAGGCTACTATTATTGAACGAGATGGTGAGTTTGTATCCCGCACCTTTCATCGTTGGGTATTAACTCCTGACATGGATATTAGCGACCAAGAACAAAAAGTAAAAGACATTGCTAATGCCGCATGGACACCTGAAGTTCGCCAAGCATACGAAACATTTAAGGTTGAACAAGCTAATAGATTAGGAACAGCACTATGACCACCACGATTAACGGAAGTTCACCTTCTATAACCTTCTCGGATGGCTCTGCACAAACTAGTGCTACACGACCATTTCAGAACAGAATTATTAATGGTGGGTTTAATATTGCACAGCGTGGCACATCCTTTGTTAGCGGTGCAAACGATAACGATACTTATAACCTAGACAGATGGTATGTATTATCCGATGGTAACGATGCAGTTGATATTACCCAAGCGACAACTGTTCCAACAGGAGCTAAATTTTCTATTGGACTAGATGTAGAAACTGCTAATAAAAAGTTTGGTATTGCTCAGATTATTGAAAATGCAAACTGTTTTGATGCTATTGGCGGTGCAGTTACTTTATCCTTTCAAGCAAAAGTATCATCAACCACTAAATTAGATAATATTAAATGTGCGATTGTAGCGTGGTCGGGAACTGCGGATAGCGTTACTTCAGACATTATTTCAGCGTGGGAAGCAGAGGGTACTAACCCTACTTTAATTGCTAATGCAACCTATGAAAACACTCCCGCTAATCTGAATGTCACTACAAGTTTTGCTACTTACAGCGTAACTGCCAATGTAGATACAGCATCAACATCAAACATCATTGTATTTATTTGGTCAGATGTAACCGATACAACGGCTGGTGATTTTCTCTATGTTACAAATGTACAGTTAGAAAAAGGCTCTACAGCTACTAGTTTTGATTACAGACCTTATGGAACTGAGTTAGCTTTGTGTCAGAGGTATTATTTCCAATATGTAAAAGGTACTAACCAAAGCATCGCAATCGGTACATATTATCTTTCTAGTGCTGTGTTTTGTGTGGTGCAGTTTCCTGTAACTATGCGAGCAACACCAACTTTATCTTCTACAACTGGAACAAATTTTTATGGAATATACAGGGATGGTGCTGGTGATTTGTTTAATTCTTTATCATTTGACGGATACCAACACACAAATAGTGCAATTTTAACAAATCAAACAGAAGTTAGCGGAACTGCTGGACAAGCAGGTTTTATTACTGCTACAAACTCAAGTTCGGCAATAGGCTTTCAAGCGGAGTTATAAAAATGTACAAACTTATTAAAAGTTCAATAACAAGTCAAATTTCTTGTGTACAAAAACAAGAAGAAAATGTTTTATATAGCATCCCATTTGACCCAGCCAACACCGATGCAAAAGAGTTTGCTAAGTGGTTATCTGAAGGTGGCATCCCTGAAGCTGCTGTAGAAGGTGAGACTGTATCTGCTGAGTGGATTGCTGAAACGATTGCTAAGTTATCTTGAAAAGCCAATTACAATACTCTCGCTACATGAAGTTTATTGACAGCCTAAGAAGTCAGGTAATAGACGGCTATTGTGAGGAGCATCATATTGTTCCACGCAGTCATGGCGGT